GCGACTCTGCCCGCTGTTTTAGCCCGCACCCAAGTTACGGCCCGCTGTTCCTCTATGTCACTGTATTTCTGGATTATGTTTGCGCCGTCGTTGTATGCGTCTTCAGGTGTTTTTGTGCCTTCGATGACTTCTTTAGCTAATCCTTTAAGGAGGACTGGGAGGCTTGGATGTGTTTCTGTTGAGGGGTGTGCTTCATCGGTTTTAGCTTCAGGTTTTTTACCTTCATTTAGGGTAGGGGTATTGCCTAAACTATTGCTGTTGCTGAAGGGGTTATTTTCGAAGGGGTTTGCTTGTGCCATAGTCTTGCCTTCACCGTTAGGAAGAGGTTTTAAAGGCGGCGTACATTTAGCGCGGACCTCATCTTTAAGCATGTAAGTTAACTGGATTTGTCTAGCTTGTTCCTTGATTAACTCAACTATAGCTTTTTCCTGCTCAGACATTTCGAAGCCGGGGTTCCAATCAACAATATAATCAGGGATACCTTGAGCGTCAAGCTTGATGAATCGGGTAACTAAGTTTTTGAGTTTATCGCCTAAAGTATTCGGCTCTTTAGCTTTTACTGCGCCGATTTGCCCCGACTCAAACAACCAATCAAGCATTTGCCGTACATAGGGGTCTAGTAATGTTTGGTTACTGCTAATCATTTTAAAATAATCACGGATGTTAGTTTCGCTGCCTGTTAATGCACCTGCATTTGTACCCTTCAAAATAGCGGACGGCGTCTCTGTTGCTACTGATAAGTTATCGAAGATCGGTTCATAATACGGCGTCGGATTAAGTGCCGCGCCAGCTGCACCTTTAAACTCAACATCCATATCCTCATTCTTAACAAAGCCTGTCCATGCTGTCCAATTAGCCATAATATCCGCTTTCGCTTTAGCGAGAAGTGTGCGGTCGGTTCCTTTGAAAGTGAATACTGGAAATCCGGGTCCTCGGGTGTATAATGTTTGTCCCATGCTCCACCTTAGGTTTTTAGCGATGGTCATGTCATCCCACATAACGTCAAGTACGCTTTGTTCTTTACTGCGTGTGGCGATGTGGATAACTCGGCTGTAATGTACTTTAGTTTGGAAGCTTTTAGCGCCCCGATTCAAAACATAAACTTCAGGTAACCCATAGCGGGGGCTGTCTGGGTTTTCATCATAGAGGATTTGGCTTAACTTCGATTTAGGATAGCATTCTATAGCATTAAGTTCCGCACCAGATTTACGAGGATTAATTAAGTCAGCATTTGATACGGCATCACTGAAGGCTCCAACAATCAAGCTCATACCATGTATGCGTTCATACGCTGTAGCTTCAGTGAAAACACGTTTAGCCTGCAGAGCGGTTAATACTTTCTGGGCGGCTTCATCTAACTTGGATTCTTCATCTTCTGAATCCATGATTTTAAACCAATTATCAAAAATATCGTTAGCTACAGTGTAGGTGTGTCTGTGTGCGATTGGTTCACGGTCAGCGGCCCATTCGCGGTCTACGTCTGATATGTTTTCGCGCCAGCCTGCGCCTCCTTTGCGTATGCTAAGACTTCGTAAATCGGAAGCGTCGGCACCTATGCCGAGATATGGTTTTGTTTGTTTAGATGTCATTAATGTTAAACTCCAAAGTAAATCGGGTTAGCAGTATGCCGCAACTGAGCAAATGCACCGCTTAAAGCGTCAACTTGATCGTCATGATCGCCAAGTGGGAAAGCTTCTATTTCATCAAGAAACTGCGAGTTCCAGACACCACGTAATATTCTGATGTTGCCTGCTTCGGCTGCTGAAGCAACAGGAGCGGCACGTTCAGATTTGCTGCCTGTGGTTTTTATTCCGTAAAACGTGAAGCCTTGCAATATTACTCGGGCATAATGGTCGATTGTGTCTACACCGCTGCTGCCGGGCTCTTGCTCCATATACACAGGAACTAAAGGGTTTAATTCTGCTGTTTGCCGGATTAAAGCCTCATTCTCTCGGGGTGTATCACGGTGACGCCGAACATCAACAATATAGTAGATGCCGTCACGTTCCGCAAGCTTCAATCCTACAGTATAGTCTGGGTCTTTGTTGGAAGCTTTAGGTTTAGTTGCAGCTTTATCCCAAAACCAAACAGCATTTGCATCATGGGGGTAACTATCTATGACGGTAAACCACTCACGTTTAAAAATACTGCCGCCATGCCTTGCATTCCAATCCCCATTAAGATATTGCCGTCGAGTAATTGGGTCTAATTCATTTAGTGACTCAACATATCCGGCGCGGTCTAAGTTTTTGTTATCCTCAAGTTTAGCAGGAATAAACAATCTTTTAAACGGTGAAGCTTCAACCATAAAACGTTGCTTTACCCAATCGTGCCCACGTCCACCCGGGTTAGATGCACCACGCATTCTAAGAGGCACATAACTGTTTTCTAAACGCCTCAATCGGCTCAACATATATCGGTATTGTTCAAGTTCAAACTGTGTTAATTCATCAAACCCAATATACTGAAATTCGGCTGATTGATAACGGTATTTGTCTGCGTCGTTTTCCATGTAACCGAAAGCTAATTGGGCACCACTTGGAAAATGCCAAGTGTGACCGCTTCCATCCCAACGGGCTTCGGTGTTATCAAGCCAAGAATGGCTACGGTCAATTAATGCTTTAGGCAAAGACAAATCTGCGAATGTGCGCCTAAAGATTATGCCGCTGTAGTCGGGTACATCGACATATTGCAAGCCACCCATGAATAATGCGTCTGATTTGCCGCCGCCTGCTGCGCCACCATACAAGATTTCTTTTGTTGGGTCAATAAGAAATTCTGCTTGTTGTGGGCTTAATCCTTTGCCGTCTGGTTGTGGTATGCGGTGTTGTTCGGGAATCCATTTATTGTTTAGGACTGTCTGGATTAAGGTATCGTTCAGCGACTTTGTTAATTGTTGCTTCAAAGGATCGCATTGTAACTGTAAAGTCATGTTTCTCTGAAACCTTAATTTCTTCTTTTAATTCTATCTTTTTAGATTCAGAAGCTAAAACTATGGCGACTTCATATTTTGGGTTTAATTGCCCTAACGCTGCTTTTTTCAAGAGGTTAGAGGCACAGATACCCCGTAATATTTGTATGTTATCGGGGTTTGCTAAGGCGTCTTCTTGGGCGATTTCGTTTAGGTATCGTCTGACTTGGCGGTCTTTTATTCCGAGGCTTATGGCTGTTTCGTCGCGGTCGAATTTTCCTTCTCTTAGGGCGTCTTTGATGAATTGGATTTTGGCGGTTTTGGTCATCTTGGTCAGTTTGGGCAGGGCGTTTTCAAGTGACTGCAATTTTGTTTTCTCCTTTTTTGTGTGTTCCACAACGTAAACATGGGTTGGGTAAACTCTGATAAATGCAGGGTTCTAAGGTTAAAGGGCAATAGCTTATCATGTTGTTTCAGTGTGATACACACAATAATTTATAGGCTAAGTTTGGTTTGAAATTGTTAGGTCATGACTATATTTTGGGGAGCCGCCACTTCTACTGCCAAGTAATCAAGTGGCTTGCTCCTATCTAAATTAATGTAGCTAAATAACAGCTATCATGATAATGCCTTGTGGTGTGCCCCGTGCTTTTAGATAAGACTAATTCGCCAAGTTGCATGGGTTTGTTGCATCTTGGGCATGGGTTGTGGACGCGGCTTTGGTTGCGGCTGTTAAGTGTGAAAATGCGGGTAGCCACGGTTAGTGTTTCCTACAATATTTATGTAACCGATAAGCCGCCTCTACACCTAAGAAGGCTGTAAGGACCGCTATCATTGTTAAAGTGATATTATTCATTCTGTATCTATCCCATGAAAAGGGTTCAATGTTACGGGTGGGTTGGTGTTTGGGTTGTGCCCGCAATCTAAACCAAAAACGTAAGTGTAAGTTGGGGTTCGCTGCGATGCCACGACTCCAAAACAACCACACCCAATAACTAAGAAAACTTGCCAATTAAAGCGGCAACTATTATACGTCTGGATGGCTCCCGGTTGCGTAGAAACTCCAAGTCGTAGCAACACCATCAACCAACGGAGGCGTAATAGTGATTTGTGCTTTTCCTGTGCTATCTGTGACGGCTGCTCCGACTGCGACATCGTTTTGGTTAAAGAAAGTCACAGTGATTCCTGGGGTGCCATAGTTTACAGTTGTGCTTAAGGTTACGCTTTGCCCTACAGTTATGGTGCTTACGCTTAGGGTGACTTGGCTAAGTTCTGGTGGTGCTGGGGTTGGTGTAGGTGTGGGGGTTGCTTCGGGGTTAACTGTTAAGTCTGGGCTGTCAGGGGCGCGCATTGTGATTAAGGCGGCAACTGTGGTTATAGTGACTAAAGCGGCGATGATTACAACTGCTAATAGGATGGTTTTAGTTTTTTGATTCATCAATTATTCACCTCACTTTACTTTGGGGGTTAAAACTTCAAGTTGCGC